AATGCTCAACTTCTCGGGTCATTATCGGTGTGTCATCTGTCATTAACGTATATTATATGTGCCGTAATTTTTCTTTAATCCTAACGTTTCCATTTCGTGGTAACGTAAAGCATCAATAGCGTGGTTATTCGTGTCAATAGGTTTATTTAATCGTGTTCCTGCTTTATCTACGTCCCAACAATAAGCCCTTAACTCTTTGATTAAATTAACGCTATTTGACGTAACTAAATATTCCTGTTGTTGCATAACATCAATTCCGTAGTTTATTGAGTCCTTGCCTTTGGTAACACCTTTAATCGTCTTTCCATAGCGTTTTATTTCGTCTATTGACTTAGGTTCTGAACTATCTGCATAAATAACTACGTTGCTCGGCAGGATTTTAGCTATGTCGCTGTTTAACATTCCTGTTCGATATACAAGTTCATTGAGTATCCGTGTTCCGTTATAATTGTAAATCTCAATTGCTGCCGTAGGGTCATTTGTATAACCAAAGTCTAATCCAATTCCTATCAATTTAGCTTCGGTAGGTAATTTATCAATAGACTTCCAATTCGAGAATATAACACCCTCTAACATTCCTATTTCACCATCAAGATAAACACGACACCAATTCGCCCAGTAAGAGCTTGTTTCTGCTTTTAAACGATTCTTTTCTAATTGGTCAATAATTGACTTGTCAAGAGCTTCATTGTCTTTGTATGTTAAGATAAGAAAGTCTGCGTCTGATTCGCCTTTTAGTTCCTTATGCACCCAAAATTCATTGGCAGGGTTGAAGTCTAAGTATATCTCTTTCTTTGTACGTATGGCTAATTCGTTGTATGATTCAAAGGTTACGTTATTACACTCGTTTATGTAGAGAATATCACGCCTTGCACCTCGTAATTTAGAGCTGTCATCAGCACTGAAAAATTCTAAATAGCTCCCGTTTTTAAAAGTGTAGGTTAATAACGATTTGTTAAATTGGTCATCGTTGTATCTGTTTGTCCATTTAAGGATTTTAATGCAGTCTTTCAATGCTCCTCTACGTAAGTGAGGTATTGTTTCTGCAACTATACTTATTTCCGTGTTTGCGTATTTTATAGCTTTGTCAATTAATACTGCTAAAATAGAATACGTTTTCGAAGCCGACGAACCACCTTGAATAATCTTTGTTCGCTTTTTTAAACTCAGTATCTTATTCGTTGCTGTCGTTCTCTTGAACATCGGGAAATAAAGGTTGTTCGATTATTGTTTGTTCTACTTGCTGAATAGGTGCGCCGTATCCACTATCCATAAGTGCTTTATATGCATTTACATCACCCTCACGTGCTTTTTTGATTAGTGCCAAAGTCATTAAATCTTCTTGGCTCATTGTTTCGCTTTCACCTGTTAAAGGGTTCTTTAAGTTTTGGTTTACCTCTAACCAATAACGTGCTATTGTGCTTCTGTTCTTTGCTCCTTTCGGTCTTCCGTTAGGATTTCCGCTTTCGCCTTTTTTAAATTCGTGTTTCTTTATATCTTCTGCACTCATTGTTATGCTGTTTTTGTGCTGTTATTTGAGCGCAAGGGTAGTACCGCCCTCCTTCTTTCGGCTGGAATGCCGAACGCATTACTTTTATGCTTCTTGCGCTTGTTGTCTTTCTTGCAAAGTTATCTTTTTTCCTTTATACATTCCTGCTCCTAATTCATCTATTTTTGAAAAGGGTAAAATAGGAACTGTTATTTTGCAAGTTTTGTCTATTAGGTAAATGTAGCGGAGTTGAAAACCATTTAAAGCAGTTCCCCCGTTATCCTCAATCAGTTTTGATATACTTACATTTCGTGTTCCGTATTTTTGTAAAACAAAATGTGCGATTCTTCCACCAACTCCACCTTGTATAGCTATTCTATGTGCCACTTCCTCATTCCATCCTAAATTTTTAGGTGTTTTCCATAAATCATTTTTACTTTCTCTAATAGCCGTTAAATAAAATCCACTTGCTCTATATATAGCACCATCACCGCATTGAGTAGCATCAGAAAAAGATATTATCCATTTTATATGTGGTGTATTTTTTTTTATCATTTTTACGGCAATAGAAAAACATCTACTTTCTGAATTTTTAGGTAAATATTCATTAAACGCCATTCTATTTAGTTCAAGATATTCAGTCCATAATACGGGTTTATCATCTTTTGTATGTACTAAATTTAATAATTTCTTTCTATCAATCGGATTTCCAAAACTCATTACACCGTGTAATTTATCATCTAAAAAACACCCAAAATGTAATAATGAACTTGTCGCAAATTTTCCTGAATAGTGATTTTTCTTTACAAACTCATTTGCAATCTTTGCTGGAATTACCTTAACAATTATTTCCTTTGCTCTGCCCATTGCATTATGATTAAATAAAGTGCATTTCCATTCGTGTTTTCGTTGCCCATTGTTTCGCAGTATTTATATTCTTTAGTTTCTTTTATATCTGCTATTGCGTTCTTTATTTGCTCCGCTTGTTCATCAGCAAGGGTAAAAGTCATTTGTTGAAAAGGTGCTTTGTCGCCATCGGGTAAACTAAATTCAGTTCCTAATTCATCAGCGTTTAAATCAAACCCAATTACATCTAATCCCCAATCGTCTAACTTTTCGGCATCCCATTCATTTGCTAAACTATCCCAATCCCATTCACCAAAACCTACGTTATCTTTAATTAAGAATTCGTGTTTTTGTTCTTCCGTCCATTCGTCTGCTATAATAACGGGTATTTCTTTAAATTTTAACTCATTTAACGCTTTTAAGCGCATATTACCACCTAATACGCAGTATTTACCATCTACGTCTGTAAAAACGATTAGAGGGCGTTTATTTAGCATATCAGGAAACTCCTGAATAGACTTAACTAACTTTTGGAATTTTCCGTCTTTTATTACTCTTGGGTTTTTTGGGTTCGGTTTTACGTCCGATATTTGCACTAACTTCATTTTAATTTGGGTTATAATAATATTCTTTGAATTCGTCTTTTGATACGGGATGGAATTCTAAAAACTCCTTTTCATAATCAATAAATATACAATAGTTTATTTCACTTACTGTCATAATTAACCTTATTGCGTTCCATTCGTGTTTATGCTTGTTTGGATTCATAAATACTATGTAGTAATCGCTTGTTAAAAAGACACTATTCGCCACGTATTTCTTTAAGTTTATTTTGAGCCCATTCAATACCTGCTTGACCTCCCCAAGCATCAACCATTAAACCACCACAACCTTCGCTATAAGGAACATCTTTATTTTGTAAGTGCCTTGCAAAACTTGCCATTCTTGATATTGTTTCTTCGCTTATTGGTTCGCCTTTTGCTAATTGGTTTGCTCGTGCTTTTCCTACAGGTGTTCCGCAATCTCCCCAACCATTCTTATCAGCCCAATCTAATGCTCTTTGTGCTGCGTTCTTTGCTGATTCAGGATAGTCAGTGTAACTTTCTAAATTAACTTTACTTAGGTTTTCTTCATAGCTTGTTGAACATACGGCTAATCTTTGGTCGGTGTTTGTGTACTCAGAAGCCATTTTACTATCCGACATACATCGCTGAATGAAGTCTTTTTTTTCTTCGTTTGAACGTGGTTTAGGAATTGGCATTTTCTTCTTTGTATTGGTTATAAACTATTCTTAAATCTGCTATTCTTTCAGCTACGCAACTTGGGCAACTTGTTAGTTCGTTTCTTACTTGAAACACTCGTGAATGTATTTTAAATAGTTCTATTTGCTCAATTGGTGTTACTCTGTCCGTGTTTCTGTTAAACCATTCATCTAAGTAACTAAACTCAGATTCTTCTAAACACAACGTTTTCCGATATGGAAATAGTTCATTTAACTTTGCCTTTCGCTCATCACATCCGCAATCTTCGCCTAATAACCATTTTGCAACCTTTGCTACTCCTGTTACTTCTAAAACCTTTTCTACCGTATCCCCTAAGCCTTCGCTTTTAGCTGCTAATATTTCAGCTTTTGTTCGTCTTTTTCGTGCCATAATCTATTTTTTAAAATATTCTTTACTTAATTCTTGCAGGTCTTTTCGTAGCATTTCGTTTTCCTGCTTTAACTTTTTATTGTCTTCTTCTAAACGCTTATAATCATTCATAAATTCTTTTGCGTTTTCTTTTCTTCTTTTCAATTCTTTATTAAGAACCTCTAAAATTTCAACCATAGTTACTTAATTAATTCATAATCATTATTAACGTAATCTTCAAAATCTTCTCCTACGTTTTCTTTTAAACGTTCTTTGCAATGTTTTAATGTACAAAATATACTTCGTAAGCTTATATTAGTGCCTTGTGCTATTTCTCGCATAGACATATTTGAGTCTTTATACAATTGAAATAATAACCTATCATAATGATGCCAATTATTCATTTCTTGAGTTACTTTATTTATTAAACTTCCAAATGCTTCGTGTTGTTCTATCTCGTCTATTTGTTCTAAGTTAAGTAT